GATCCTAACACGGGTCAGGATGTGATGGGGGTTATCGACCTCAGCAAGGATAGCCCGGTGAGCCCCAATGCTGTCCCCGCACGCGGGGATAACGGTGTCGTTCCCGCCCCGCCTCCTGGCGTAGACCCAAAGATCTGGCACCAAGAACAGTCAAAACGCAAGACTGAGGAGGGGATGCCAGCGTCTATGGATGACACGCTCAAAGTTCGTGGGCGCGTAGAGGGCTTGCCGAGCTACAAGAATGTTGCGTCGGCTGCCCCGGTCTACAAATCCATGATGAACGCCGCTGGGCGCGACAACCGCGCTGCGGACGTGAACATGATTTACGGCATGGCAAAACTGATGGACCCCGGTTCAGTTGTTCGCGAGTCCGAGATGACGGTTGCTCAGGCCGTGGCTACGTTGCCGGAACAATTGAAGGCCGCCGTTTGGTCGCAGCTTGAAGGCAAGGGCCGCCTGACGCCTGAAGTTCGCGAGGCGATCATGCAGGAGGCGCACAGCCGCATGGTTGGGTATAAAGAAATGTTCGACATGGAAGCGGGGCAGTATCGAGGTTTTGCCGAGCGCAACCGAATGCGACCCGAGGATGTCATCCCTGAGTTCGGTCAATTTGCGCCTTACCAGCGCCCCGCCGCCCCGCCTTCTGCGCCGGCTCAAGGTGCCCCGCCTCAACCTGCAGGCGCACCAGATAGGTCGGCCATAGAAGCTGAGATGAAGCGCCGGGGGCTCCTGAAGTAATGGACCTCTCCAAACTGTCCGACGCGGACCTCGCAAAGCTATACGGCGGGACTGGTGCAGCGCCGTCGCCGCTTGCGTCCATGTCTGATGACGAATTGCGCGCAGCTTATGGTCAGCCAGTTCAGGCCAGTCCCGGCCCATCCACTATGGAAGGAATGCCTGGGTTGCCTGTTCAGGCTGGCGTTGGACTCGGCAATGAATTGCGTGGTGCTGGGAAGAACCTTGATCGGTTTGTGAGGCTAGCCGCAAACGGCGCGACATTCGGGCTTGCTGATAAGTTCGCTGGCGGCATGGATGCTCTCACTGGGCAGGCGCCGTCTTATGATGCCGGTGTGAAGGCGCAGCGTGCGGAGACTGAGAAAGTCCGGCAGGAACAGCCGGGGCTTGCCACGAGTGGCGAAGTTGCGGGCGGACTTGCTGGCGGCCTTGGTCTGATGCGCAGCGGCCTCACGATGGCTGGGCGCGTCGGCCCTAACTTACTGCCGCGCGTGCTTGGCTTTGGTGGTGAAGGTGCGGCTTACGGTGCTGCGCATGGTGCCGGCAACACCTACTCCGATAGCGCGAAGGATTACGTGGACGCGGCCAAGAAAGGTGCGACCGTTGGCGCGGCGATTGGCGGTGGGCTTCCGGTTGCTGGGCAGGCCGCAGGCGGCCTCTATCGTCTCGGCAGCGCGTTCATGGGGCCGCGCGTTGAAGGCGCAAGTCGTGGTGCATCCGCATTGATGCGGTCGGCAGCGCAGGCAGACGAAGCGGGCTTGCGAAATCTGCCCGGCATGGGCCCAGAAGCTATGCTTGTAGATGCCGGCCCGGCTATGAAAGGTTTGGGACAGGGCGCGGGGACTGGCACGGGAGAAGGTCGGACGGCACTGGTCAATGCGTTGACGCAACGTGACCGTGGCACCGGCCAGAGGCTTGCACAGTCACTTGATCAGAATCTCGGGCCCGCACCGATGCCGAGTAGGGTTGAGGCCGGGCTGAATGCTGACAGGGCTTTCGTCGGACAAGAGTATGGACCAATCCTCAACAACGCTCGAGCGGTCGACACCACGCAGCTAGCTAATGCCTTAGAGGGCGCGGCGAATAATCTGCGCGGACCAGGCCAGCGGGCCGCACGAGATGTGCGTGCCATGCTCGATGTAACGGGGGCACCTGGTAATCTCGACCCCCATCCGGGCGTTTTGCACAACACCCGGCAGGCGATTGACGGAATGCTTGCCACGGAAGCTAACCCGCAGGCAGTCCGCGTTCTTACCATGGCTAGGCAAGCGGTTGACGCACAACTCGGTCGCGCGGCTCCTCCTACGACTACGGCGCGCGGTGTCAATTTATCAGGCATTAAAGAGGTTGACGCTCAAATTGAGGAATTAAGCCGTCAGTCATCTGGCCTTCAGCGCGGGTCGCAGATTTTTGATACCGGAAAGACCGCAGTCCGCCCGCAAGAGCTAGCGCAAGAAATCACTCAGTCTGCGCAACCCAAGGGCGTCGGGATAGGCCCATCAGCGGAGCCAATGCGCTTGCGGCAAGGGGCGCGCGCTGAGGTTGACCGTATTGTCGGGACGAATGTCAACGACCTCACGGCGCTTGAGCGCAAGATTGCTACGCCACAGGATTGGAACTACCAGAAAATGGAGACGGTGTTCGGCACGGGGCCGACTGCCCGTGTCGCCAAGGCTTTAATGGATAACCGAGCCTTCCGCCAGTCTTATCAGGATATCGTGCAAAATTCGCAAACTGCGCAGCGGTTGTCATCGTCGGCTGCAATGGAGGGCTCTCAGGGCGGCAATATCCCTACCGATACTACGATAACCGGCTTGGGCGTGAAGGCTGTTCGTCTTGTAGCGAAGGCATTGAGCGGTGCTTCAAGCGCAAATACAAAGGACGAAATAGGCCGCATCCTATCGTCGCAGGGCCCCGCCGTGAATCGCATCGCGCAACAACTTCTGCAATCAGCGCAGACCGCCGCTCGTAATTCTGAACGGCTTAACCGAGTGGTTGGTGCGCCCCAATGGATCGGCGGCGCTACTGCTTCCGGTAATCGTAAATAGCCGCATAGATCACTCAGACGGCAAACCAAATGCCAGCGGCAATATAAAGATCACCGTACCACCCTACCCATGATCTGAACAGGTAGGCGACAGCCAATCCAAGCGCTGTTGCAGCGCAAAACTGCAAAATTCCAACCATCCAGACCCGCCCTCCGTGGCGGGTTTTTGCATTTAAGAGGCTCGCCAGTGCCATTCAATGGAAGCGGGACGTTCGCGGTAATTTACACGTTCGTCCCCAACACCACCATATCATCGACCCAGATGAATAGCCAGTTTACGGACATCGCGTCCGGGCTGACTAACTGCCTGACCAAAGACGGCCAGTCTATCATGACGGGCCAGATCAAGGCGGCAAACGGCACGGCTTTGGCTCCGTCGTATTCGTGGGGGACCGACCTTAATTGCGGCATTTATCGTATCGCGGCCGACAATATTGGCGTGTCGTGTAATGGGTCCAAGGTTCTCGACATCAGCGCCACGGGCCTGGATGTAACAGGTTCGATTTCCCAGAACGGCGGCGCTCTGCTGCCCGCGGGCGTCATCCTGCCATATGGTGGGTCGTCAGCGCCGACCGGCTATCTGCTTTGCTACGGGCAGGCCGTCTCCCGCTCTACCTATGCAACGCTTTACGCGGCTATCGGCACGGCCTACGGCGCGGGCGATAGCTCGACTACGTTCAACGTCCCTGATCTGCGCGGGCGCGTCCCGGCCGGCAAGGACAATATGGGCGGGTCCGCTGCGTCCCGCCTAACATCAACAACCATGACGCCGGACGGCAACACGCTTGCTGCGGTTGGCGGCACGCAAACGCACACGCTGACGGCGGGTGAAAGCGCGGTCCTCACATACACGTCGGCTGTCACGGACCCGCAGCATCTTCACGAAGGTCTCCGCAACACCGGAACGCCTACAGCTTCGCGTCAAGAGAATGCTTACGGCGCGGGTTCTGCTGGTGCCATGCGCTTTGGTAGCGGCGGCGACAACATCAGCACGATCTTGGCGTCTACCGGAATCACGGTTGGGACGACTGCCAACGCTGGCGGCGGCGCGCACTTGAACGTGCAGCCCACCATCATCACAAATTTCATCATCAAATTCTGAGGCCGATATGCCGCGTAATCCCACAACTGGCGTCTACACGGCCCCGGACAATAGCTGGAATCCGGCTGTTGCTGGAACGGTCATCGACCCAGACGACTGGAACACCCAGCTCGCAGATTATGAAAGCGCATTCACAGACTCCCTTTCGCGCTCTGGCGATGGAGGGATGTACAACGAAGCTTGGATCAAGGGGCAAAACCAAGCTGAATCTGCCTACCTGAATTTGTTTCGCGTCAATAGCGCGGACTATACTCAGTTTGAAAACCCGATTTACTACGACAACATCGGAAACTTTACGCAGCGAAACGCTGTCTTCAACATCCGCCGTCGCGTCAATGCTCCGACCACGATTATTCCCTCAATCGCTAACATCGTTTCCGGCCGGGGTGACAACGCAACATTCATCGGCGTTACAAGCGCGTTTTTTCAGGCGCGGGATGAAGCCGATGTTACAATAGCGGACAAGGGCGTCCTGTACGGGATGCAAATTTCCGTCGTTCCTATTGTCGCGCGCAATAATGTGCCGTTTGATGATGTTGCCGGTCTTGTCATTCAGAACGACGGTTCGGCAAGAGGAACGGACGCCATCTACGTCGGAAACAACGGAACGATTGTTGGAGAAGACTGGGTAAC